ATACGTTTGTGGTTCCGTAGCTTTCGTTATGGGTTCGTCTCTACTTGCTGGTTGCTTCATCTGGTCGATGAGCTCCTCAACTGTAGCCCTTTTATTTACTTCATCGCGTAAAGATAAATAATCTGTCCTTAATTCATCCATACGCATAGTCAGACTTTGTATGTAGGCATCAGCTTCAGCCTTGCCCCTAGCTAAGGCTTGGACATCTTTGAACTTTCGATTCTCACCTACTAGTTCGTTCAGGTAGTCCTTGTTCTGATCTACTTGAGGCGTCTGGTCCTCTAAAAGACTGTTCATCTTTATTATCCTTTTGGTCTAGAATAGTAGTGACAACTCGAAGGGCTTTCTTATAGCCATTCTTATATGCTTGTTTATATGCCCAGGCTGGGTTGTCAAAGGCCTTGACATCTATTTCAGTATCTTCTAAAGCTCTAATCTCATTCTGTAGTAAAGTTATTGCTTTCTGAAGAGTTAATTCTACTTCGGGTCTGATACTCGAATACATTTATTTCCTCACCATTAGCCGAATATCCCTGAATATACGGCTTCTCCTCCTTTGATATTGGAGGCTTTATTATTTCGAATTCGTCCAATTTTATTATTTGGTTTTTTGGATACCGAGACATTGAGTCGAGTTGAAGACTTCGAGATATTGGTCTTTTTTCGTTTTGAGGAAAGCATCAATAGTCTTTCTTAGCTTATTCTTATTACCTGGATAAATCTCAGTATCATAATCATCCCACAGTAGAAGTCCATCTACCCTGCATAGATCCCAGCATTTTTCGGTATCGAACTTGACGATTTCTTCTTCGTGACATCCGTCGATGTAGATTAGCCCGAACTGAGACATTATGAGTGGAAGTAAGGTTGTTGACCATGTTTTATAACAAGTATACCTTCCTTTATACGGAGACATATTCATATGAAATCTAGTCTCACAATCCTTGAATATAGGTTCAAACATATTACCAGTATGTTCTTTAGGATTACCAGTAAATGGATCAATACAGGTTAGATGTGCATTAGGAAAGAACTCTAGCCAGAACATAGCAGATGCCCCTTCAAAAGATCCTACTTCTAGAATATCCTTGATTATATATCTATAACCTTTAAGATACTTACACCAAGCATCTACAGATCCAGTCCTAGTGACAGTACCTGGCATCATTAAAGCTTTAGTTTTTAATATTTCGTAAAAATCATTGGGTTCCAAGCATACCTCCCGCTTGTGCTCCCGCTGCTGGCGGGCGTTTCATATTGAAGGGTTCTTGTGGTTTAAATCCCTTCTGTGGACTACCAGGCATGTCAAAGTCATTACCCATACCAGTGGCAGTTTGCATTTGTTGCATATTCTGTTCTTTGAGAACTTGAGCAAACTGTTGAGCTTCAGCTTGTTCAGATAAAGCGACAAATGGTAACACTAATTCATATTCTTCGAGATCAAGTACTTCTTCAACTAGTTTAGCTAACTTAATAGAGCTAAAATGAGGAGCTACTGTCTGCCAGAGTTGTGATCCCGTAAGATTCGTAAGATTCTGGACAAGCTCTGCTTGCTCTGCAAAATGTCTGGATGCAACAGGTACGATACGACCGATGCCTGTAATATCCTCAACAGAAAGTTCTTGGAAAGAAGCAGTCTTAAACTCATCATCAAATACCTTAATGGTTGTAGAACCAGTCATATTACGACGAGCAAGCTCAAGCATAGCATTGAGCAAAGGTTCTAACATCTGTTCTTCGAATTGTTTAATCTTATTCTGAAAGATACGAGAAGCAGCAGATTCTAATCTCTGGACTTCATATTTAGTCTTTTCACCTGGACTCCTGAACCCCATAGCTTCTTTTGGTGCGCCAGCCATAGTTTCCATAGTATCTTCGAGATGCTGGATCTCCAGATTGGCATTAAGAGCAGCCACATCAGGAACCAAGAGTTCGACGTCTCCTTCGTCACCAATAAATATCTTTTCGCCAGGTTGCCAAATAAAGTCTTCAACAAATCCTTTAACTTTCTGTACAGGATAAGTAACTAAGTCAAAGACATCAGCCTTCATGTTCTCGACGTGATCAAGCCGATACTGCATCCCAACCAAATTATCGAGAGGCCCCATACCCCACAGGTTATCTTGCTTCTTTCTCCAAGGAACATGGAATATAGGAGGATAACCGAACCAACTCGGATTAGGTTTGTTGCCAATGAGTTTGTGTCTATCGAGGACCATAATGACCCTATTCTTTTCAAATACGTCATTAACATAGTCATACCAATCTCCGTAAAATGTTAATACTTCCACGAAATCAGAGAGTAGATAAGCACGAAAAGAGCTAAAGCCATCCATGGAATATAGATGATCCCTTTGAATCCAGTCGCCTTGAAAAGTCCTGGCATGATATCGAATGTCTTTAAGATATTCATATAATCTTTCATATTCTTCCCTATTCTCATCACTAGAAAGACGTTGTAGAAAATCTCTAAGTTCACCTAAAGATATAATTGATCTGATTAATTTAGGGCTCTGCTGAAAGTTCTCAGCAGTGGGATTCATAACAATATCGAGAGGGTTAATTCGTCGTATAACAGGTCCAATATAACCCGCTTGCGTTTTACTAGATCCGGGCGGATCTCGGTGTACAATGCCTGGGCTAGGTGACGGCCAGTGTGCCTCAATAGGATTTCCTTGCTCGACTCTGAGGTCTGCCCATTCGACAGTAGCAAAGCAATTTCCGAAATCGATGAAGTCAAGTACGACCTTATCGATTTCGTGCTTGAAGCTCGGTTGAGAGATAACCCAGTCCATATAGTTTGTGATGGCGTCTCGCTTCTGAGCGGAATTTGAGTCTTTATCATTAGCCTCCCATTCTAAATATTTCCTTTTAGGAAATAATGTAGCCGTGTAATTAGCATAGAGATTGTCCCTAATTTGGCATAGTTTAGGAACAGTAGTTTTATTTTTCCAGGGAAGGGAAGAGTTAGTTGTTTGGGTCGTATCTGTGGCATATGCATAGCGTCGTACCTCTTCCCAATCATTCTTCTTCACATTACGAAGAAGATCCCATTCTAACCACTTCTCAGTTAAACGAGTAGCTAGTTGATCAGGGATAATAACATTATGAAGTTCAAGTACTTTACCAGTCACGCGACACCACCGAATTTACTATGGAAATTAAAGGCAGGTTGATATTCTTTCTGAAACCTGAATGTATTAATTGGTATTAAGGCGAAGTCAACGGCAGATGCTAATGCATCTTTGATATCGTCATGAGCAGGATTAGTAAAAATCAATTCTTCCTCGAGAGTTTGGCAATGACCACCTTGGTAATGCCATATTTGTTTGTTGGCATATCGAGGCTCCAACGTAGCCATTATTCTTTCCTCTTTTGAACCGAGCCATTTGGTAGGGCGAAATTCTTCCACTGCTAAACTCAGTCCATGAGGACGTATATAATTCTCTTTTAAGTCTTTGACTATAACTTGTTGCGCCAAACTGACTTCGCATCTAATCTTACGGAATCCCCAATATGAGTAGAGTTTAAGGATTTGATTATAATATTCTGATACTTTGTCAGTTTTGAAGCGAGCAATATCAAGGACATAATAGTCGCCCGAACCAGAGACTCCGACAACGACAACAGCAGAAGAATCACTCTTCTTACCAGTTGAATATGCGAAGTCGACAGCCGCAACTACGTTTAAGGGCTTGTCTTTAAAGAACCATCTTCCGGACTTACAGGCGAGCCATTGCTTGTCGTAGTATTGGAAGGAATCACGGGGGATGGGGGACGAGTCGACGTCGTGCGGATCGTTATAGTATTGGGCCCGGAAGTGTATTTTGTTAAGGTACTTCGATCTCTTGTCAGCCAAGATTTTGGCATCAAAGCCGAACCATTTTCCATCAGTACGTTGTTGACGTGGCCATAGAAATTGTCCAGTTCCGTCTCCAATAGACTCAACCTGGCGCTCAAAGACTTCAAATAGTGGTTGGGTCTCAACCACGTTACCCAATTCATCATATTCTTGAACCTCCATTTCTTGTAGGTCATTGTACAAATCTTTAGGGTGATATCGAGTCCCGACCACCCATTCTCTAGCATTCACTGTTTCGATCGATGAAAGAAGTGAATACTGGCTTTTAACTTTCTCTCTATTTTCTTCAATATACGCATTCTGTTCCGTGACGATGTCGTCAAGTACAGCGATATCGCAATGCAACCCAACGATATTAGAAGTGAGACCGGCAGTAAATATAGAAGGATCACGGATTGATTCATACTTTCTAAGCGGGTGGTCAATTGATACTTCCTTTTCAGTCCACTTTTCTCTCTTTGCTTCCTCTGGATTCACCATCTCTGGCCAGAATAACCTATAGGTATCCGAGGTCAAAATATCCTTGATAAACTTTAGCTGTTTTGTTGCCAGGTTTGAAGTAGATGATATAAATAGAATCCGAAGTGTTGGATCCCTCGTCAATTCCCAGACAACTCTGTATGCAATCAGAGCGGATTTCATATGATCCCGAGGTAGCAATAAAAGTTGGTACTTGTGGGCGTCCTGCCTGGTCCACCATCTTATAACCTCCCGATGTACATTTCCTAATAGACGACGTGGATGTACTAATTCAATAAATGCTTCGAGATCAGATTCCGCTAATGCCCTTCTTTCGTCCCGAGGTCCGGTCAGCTTCCCCTCTCTTTTTACCCGCGGCATAAGCTATTTTCCTAACTTCTCTAACAACTGAATCATGAATATGATTGGTTTGTTTCGCAACGACTTTAACATTGTGATGAGTATGATATAAAATAAATAAAGTTGTGAGACCAATTATTGTATTTACAAAATGGTCTACATATGTAAGCCAATCCATTAATACGTCCCTAAGAATCCCATATGTCCAGTAGTTATAAAATAAGGTTTATAATATATATTTGTTACAGCAGAAGGAGCGACAGATATCTTACCATAAGGTCTGAGCATCCAAGATGCTTGGAATGGAATATCAGATGGATTACTAAATAAAGGACCTCTAAAGATTACAGGCATATTTGAGGCATTAAGATGTAAGTAATAACTGTCGGAGGTGGATAAATATTAGGATTATAACCTTCGATAGTTTGTTCAATTGGTACAGGAACAACAACAGAAGAGACAGGCCAATCTTGTTGTCTTAAGGGAAGTTGATCCTGACCTGGTAAGAGATAAAGATTATAAGGGACCCCATGAAACCAATCCCAGAGAACAGGGTAAGGTAATGGCCAATCCTGTTGTCTAATAGGTAATTTATCTTTACCGATAAGTTCAGAAACATACTTATATGCCCAATCTTGATACCAAGTAACAGGATAAGGAAGAGGCCAATCCTTTTGATTAAATGGACCTGCAAAGACTCCTACGCCAGTCTGAAAGGGATTCTGGAGTAGATTCTGTTCTTCAGACTGATACCAGATTACTGGATATGGGTTCGGCCAGTCTTGTTGTCTATTTGGGAGTTTGTCCTGCCCAGGTAATAGATAGCGGTTATAAGGAACAGACCAAAACTGATCCCAAGAAACAGGTGAAGGATTGGGCCAATCCAACTGTGCAAAAGGTGCTGGTCTAAATCTACCAGAAGGTCCAAGATCTTTCTCCCATGATTGATACCAAATAACTGGGTATGGATTAGGCCAATCGGATTGTCTAGTAGGGAATTTATCCTGACCTACAAGTTCAGGGATGTATTTATAATCCCAATGTTGATACCAAGATATCGGTATTGGATTAGGCCAATCTGTCTGGTAAAAGGGGTTTATTACGACAGAAACGACCCTTGGAGGACGTTGAGACCAATCCTGGTACCAGACTACTTGAGGAGTATTAGGCCAATCCTGCTGCTTGAATGGAGCAAGGAGAGCCCCTGTAGTTAATCTCTGAGACCAATCCATATACCAAGATATTGATTGAGGATTAGGATAATCTGTTAATCTTTGAGGAAACTTATCCTTACCGATAAGATTTTTATTATAATAAGCTTCTAAAGATTGATACCAATCAACAGATCGATAATTAGGCCAATCTAATTGTTTAAAAGGATTAACAACAACAGTAGGAGTTAATTGAAATCTATTAAACCAATCTTGATACCATTGTACTGGATAAGGATTTGGATAATCAGATTGACGAATAGGAAATTTATCTTTACCGACGAGATTAGGATTATATTTCCAAGACCAATCTCTATAAGGATAAGGCTCAGGATTTAAAACGGATAATTCTCTTAACCATTCTTGTTTACCTGCAATCATCTTATCTAGACCAGGGTATTTAAGACGATCAAATTGAACTATCTGAGGTTGTTCAATAGGTGGATAAGGAAAAGAAGTTAAATCGTAATAAGATTTACCAGAAGGTAAATTAGTAACTGGAATTGTACCTACTAATTGGCCAGATAAAATATTATTTTGAGTAGGATACCAGAAAGACCAAGGATCAGCAGCCCATAATTTCAATTCTTGAAGACTTAAAAACTTCTCACATTGCATCATAGCTGCTGCAATTTGACAATTACATCCATCTTCAGTACTGAAGTTTTGTCCACCGAGTGACCACGTAGCACTTGTAGAAGCAAAAGTTAATGTAGAAGTAGCACTTCCAGTTGTTAATTTACCAGTTTTAAGATTAAGTGCCAAAGCATACTGTATACCTGACTGAATAGACATTGCAATAAAATACGGATTATTAACTGTAATACCTAATCCACTTATTGTAAAAGTAGTTGAACCATTAATACCAAATGCAAGATTTAAGGAATTAATGA